GCGAGCGCCCGGCGCCGGAAGGGAACGTCTCGACTTCGCTCGATCCCGCTGCCGACAAATTCGATCCGCGCGAGTACGGCGACGTAGTTGAACGCGCAAAAGAGCGCTTCGATTATGTGTGTGACGTGGACAGCGAGAATCGCAAGAATCAGGCCGACGATATGAAGTTTGCTTGGGAGCGTGGCGCGCAGTGGCCGGAAGAAAATCGGCGCGCACGCGAGACGGCAAACCCGAAACGGCCCTGGTTGGAATTCAATCAGACCGGCCCTTACATCAAGCGGATCACAAATGAGCAGCGGCAGAACACGCCGGGGCTTACGGCGCGTCCGGTTGGTAGTGGCGCATCGAAAGCGATCGCTAACATCTATTCAGGGCTTATTCGCGATATCGAGTACCGATCGAACGCGGGCTCGGTCTACGACAACGCGCTTGAACAAGCGGCGACGGGCGGCGCGGGATATATGCGAGTCGTGACGGAGTACGAGCGCGAAGATTCGTTCAATCAGTGCATTCAGCTCCGCTCGATTCCGAACGCGCTGTCGGCGTTCCTTGATCCCGATGCGCAGGCGCCCGACAAGAGCGACGCAAAGTACGGCTTCGTGTGCGATTGGATCGATCAGGAGACGTACAAAAAGGAATGGCCGGAAGATAAGCGCAACCCGTCATCGTTCGAAGCGCAGCCGGGCTCGCTTGGCGCTCGATGGTTTAACGGCGACTTGATTTGCGTCGCCGATTACTACGAAATCATCGAGGAAAAGCTAAACCTTGTTCAGCTCTCGGACGGCCGCACGCTTTGGCGCGATCAGTACGATGCGGAGCTGAAAAAGGCGAACGAAACGGCCGCCGTGCCGACGCCGACGCAGCCGTTCGGCGTTTCCGCAATGGCGTTGCCGATGCCGCCGCAGATTGTGAAGGAAGCGGAGCGCACGCGTTGCCGCGTGGATTGGTACAAGCTCTCCGCGAACGATTATCCGCTCGCAAAGTACGAATGGGCCGGCAAGTACATTCCCGTCATCATGGTTCCCGGCGACGAAATCGATATCGACGGGAAAAAGGTACGGCAGGGCGTCATTCGTCGGCTGCGCGACGCGCAGATGATGTACAACTATTGGTTCACGCTCGCGACGGAGCGGATCGCGCTCGCGCCGAAAGCTCCCTACGTCGCCCTGGCCGGCACGTTCGAAGGCCATACCGAATGGGACACGCTGAACACTGACAATCATCCGTACCTTGAATACGAGCCCGTCGAGCTGCCCGATGGCACGTTCGTAACGGCGCCGCCCGCTCGCACCGAGCCGATCCAGCTCGATCAGGGCTTAGTGACGATGTTGCAGCTCTGCTCGCAAAACCTTCGCGATATCACGGGCCAGAAGGATGCGGCGCAGCCGAATCCGAATGTGCCGTGGCGCGCGATCCTGGCGGAGCAGCGCAAAGGCGACTTGGCGACGTTTCACTACGGCGACAATCTCGCGCGCTCGATCACGCTGTTCGGGAAGATTTGCGTCGACTTGATCCCGAAAATCTACGATACGCAGCGCGCGTTGCGCATCATCGATGAAGATGGGACCGACAAGCAAGTAACGGTCAATCAGGCGATGCCGGCGCCGCCGCCGCAGCCTGGAATGCCGCCGCAGCCGGCGCCGCCGCCGATCAACGATATCACGCAAGGCGAGTACGACGTTGTTGTGACGGTCGGCCCCGCGTACGCGACGCGCCGGGTTGAAGCCGCGAACGAAATGCAGCAATTCCTTGAAGCGATGGGGCCGGATAAGGCTTCGTTGATCGCCGATCTGTTCGCGAAGATGACGGATTGGCCGAACGGCATGGGCGACAAAATCGCCGCGCGCCTGTTCATGATGCTGCCGCCGCAAATTCAGCAAATGGAGCAGTCGAGCGACGATCCCCAAGTCGCGGCGATCCGTGGCGCGATGCAGACGCAGCAACAACAGTTTCAACAGGCGATGCAGGGTTGGCAGCAAAAAATCGCGGAAGTCACGCAGGAAAATCAAAAGCTCAAATCGCAGCTCTACGTCGAACAGACCGAAACGGCCGGCGCCAAGCTCAAGGGTGCGCAAGCCGCCGCTGCGGCCGATCGTTCCGTCGAAATTCAGCGCATGGAGACGCAAGACACGCAAATTCATGCCGCGATGGATGCGAAGGAACTCGCGGCGAAGATCACGCAAGACAAGCTCGACGGTTTCATCGATTTTATGTCTAAGGTCGTCGTTCCGCTGCTCGTTGCGCAGCAAAAGCAAACGGCGCCGGTCGGTCCCGAAGCTGAACAAATTGCGGGCGAGACGAGCCCGGGAGCCTAACGCATGAAGATCGACAATTTCGTACCCGCCGGCCCGAACAAGTGCATTACTTACGTCGTGGGCGTCGGAGCTGTATCGGCGGCGTTGCCTTTGGGCGGCGCATCGCTGGAGCTGTCGAACGCCGGCACGGCGATCGTGTTCATCGAGCTTGGCGATGCGCAAGTGGCCGCCGCTACCGTGGCGGGCTCGTATCCGATTCTGCCCGGCCAATCGAAGGTTATCGATCGCAAGCAAAACGACACGACGATATCGACGATCAGCGGCAGCGCCGCTCAATCGTTGATCGTCGCGCCCGGGATCGGGAGCTGACGATGTTACGGGGATCAGGCGGGGTCAATCCTGGCGTGCCGATCGCGCAGCAGTCGACCGACATTTCCGGCACTCCTGGCAGCGGCGTAATGAACACGCCGAGCGGTCGCTTCGCGTTTCCGGCGGGGCAGGGCGCGGCCGGGCTGACGTTCAACTGTTCGCTTTGCTTGGCGACGAGCAAGATCAATATACAAGTGGAGACGCACGACGGCACGCTTACAAGTTGCTCCGTGCAGCCTTCGAATGGATCGTTTACCGTGTTCGGCAATGCCAACGCGACGGGTATAACCGTCTGCAATTTTACATTGGTCAGTTAGTAGGCCGATCCGCAGTCGATCGGTTTTTGCAATCGCCCGGGGCTGTTAGTCGGGCGCAAATCTGAAAGGGCATTATGACAACCGAAATTCGAAGTGTTGCACTCGGCGTACCGCAAGTGTTTCGCGCGCCGCAAGGTCGCTCGTTCATGACGATGCCGGCCGGCGGAGCTGGCGGCGGCACGATCGGCCTGGAATGGTCGAACGATGGCGTCAACTATCTGCCGGCGCCGCAGGGCGTCTCCGTCAACCCGTACTCGTTCAATCCGCTGTCGGTCAACATTCAGCAAGCCGGCTTCATTCGTGCAACGGCGGGGATCGCGGCCGGCGCAGTGGCGGCGATGGACGTTATGCAGATTCAAGGGCAATCGTTCCGCCAGCCGGAAATCTGCACGATCGGCACGCCCTGGACGGCACAAGCGACGGTGACGACGGAGCAATTGCTGTTCTCGGTGCGCATTCCGGCCGGGATGCTCCTATCGAACTTCGTCGCCGAGCTGGACTTCGAATTTTCGGCGAGCAACAACGCGAACGTCAAGACGCTGAAAGCGTACATGGGTCCGACCGGCAACGCCGGCACGGCCCTGGCGTCGGTCGCGATCACGTCGTTGCTGAACGGCCGTATCGAAATCACGGCGCGCGGCCAGAACGATTTTGTAACGATCGTCGGCGGTTCGGTCGGCTCGGGCACGGGTCAAGGCGGCGGCGCGGTTGCGCTCGTCTCGACGACGGTTGCGAGCTGGCAGAGTGCCGAGCAAGAGTTGTGTCTGACGCTCACGAAGGCGACGGCTGCCGACGTGGTTTCGATCAACCGTATGCAAGCGCGGTTGTTCCAACAGTAGAAAGTTTGGGAAGCGGCGAGCGCGACAGCGCAGTACCAAGCAGCGCTCGCCGTTTTCCAATTCACGACGAAAGGTAACTTGTGCCACCCGATCTAATGCTGCCGGGAATTACTGACGCCGGCACGGCTGCGCCAGCGCAAGGTGACGGAAGCTCGTCGCCCGCGCCGGATAACACTTCGGGGCAGCCAGCGACCCCCGACGCATCTTCGCGCGCAGCGGAGCCTTCGGCCCCTACCGACGCCGCGCCCGACGCGAACGCCGACGATCAAGGCGATCAACGCCCCGATCGCCCGCGCCGCACTCGGGATAATCGGATAGATCAACTGACGACGGGATTGCGCGAAGCACAGCGCAACGCAGAGCGCGTCCAAGCGCAAAACGATTTGCTGATAAGGGCGGTGCTTGAAGGTCGCATCGCTCCGCAGCAAGCCGCAGAGCGCGCGGGCGTTACGGGCGACCTTGTAGCTCCTGACGAGTCGAAATACACCGATTGGCGTGCATACAACCGCGATCTAGCGAAGTATGAAGCTCGCATGGAGGTACGGGAACAGCTCACACGCGCAGCGCAGCAACAGCGCCAGCGATGGGAGCAGGGACAGACGCAACACGCGGCGACGCAGCGCGCGGCGGCAACCGAGCAATTGCACGGCGTTTTGAGCGTGCAGATGCAGGAAGCCGCAGCGCGATATCCCGATTATGTCGACGTTATCAGCGAAGGCGGCGGCGACGAGCTGCCCGTCAACGTCGAAGCGGCGATGGCGGTAACGGGATTCGGCGGCGACATTGCGTACTACCTTTCGAAACACCCGCAAGTCGTGCGGCAGCTCGCACGATTGCCCGACGTTGCATTAGGCAATCAGATGGCAGTCATTGCCAACTATATGCGCACGAACGCCGTCGCTATCTCAAACGCGCCGGCACCCGGGCGACCGGGCGGAAGTCGTGGCTCTGCACCCGCAGGATATCCCGAGAATGCAACACCCGAGCAGCATCTTGCTTGGAAAAAGCGCTCGGAAGCCGCGCAAGGCAAAGGAAGGTAAAACGCTGTGGCTAATCAAATCCTCACGCCGGTAATGATAACGAACGAAGCCGTTATCGTGCTGGAGAATCAATGCAACGGCGTCCGCTTTTTCGACTCGTCCTACAGCGATGAATTCGCGAAAGACGGCGCGAAAATCGGCGCAGTGCTGAACGTGCGCAAGCCCGCTCGGTACAAAGGGCGTCAAGGTGCGACGCTCGCTGTCGAAGATCAAACGGAAACGATGGTCCCGCTCGTGCTGACGACGCAATTCGGCGTCGACGTGCAATTCACGTCGCAGGACTTGACACTTTCGTTGCAGGACTTTTCGAAACGCGTGCTGATGCCGCAAATGGCAGTGATTCGCAATCGTGTCGACTTCGATTGCTGCCTGCAAGCGCAGAACACGCCGAACGTCGTCGGCATTCCTGGCACGCCGCCAGCGACGTTGAACGCGCTGTTGTCGGTCAAGCAAAAGCTGTTGGAAATGGGCGCGCCGGATGACGGCCAGCTCTATCAACTGCTCGGGCCGGCTGCAAACACGTCGCTGATCGGCGGGCTGTCGACGCTGTTCAACGCGCAGACGCGGCTCGCGGAGCAGTACGAAAGCGGCATCATCGCCGATGCGGCGGGGCTGAAAATCGCCCTGGATCAAAACACGATGACGCAAGTTGTCGGCCCGCTCGGCGGCTCGCCGGTTATCAACGGCGCGGGGCAAGGGCAATCGTCGGGTTGGGCGTACTCGCAAAATCTGCTCGTGAACGGCTGGACGGCGGCAGCGGCGCCACGGCTGAATGCGGGCGACGTGTTCACGATCGTAGGCGTGTTTGCGGTCAACCCGCAAAACCGTCAGAGCACGGGCGCGTTGCAGCAATTCGTCGTGCAAGCGAACGTGTCGAGCGATGGTACGGGCGCGTCGGTTATCCCGATCGTTCCCGCGATCATCTTCGGCGGGCAATTCCAGAACGTGACGAACGCGCCGACTTCGGGGAACGCGATCACGGTATCGGGAGCTGCCAACGCGAATCTGCCGCAAAATCTCGCGTTTCACAAGTCGGCATTCACGATCGCATTCGCTGATCTGATTCTGCCGAAGGGCGTCGATATGGCGGAGCGGAAGGTGTACAAGAAAATCAGCCTTCGCGTGATTCGCGCATACGATATCAACAACGACAGATTCCCGTCGCGGACTGATGTGCTGTACGGCATCAAGGCGGTTTATCCCGAGCTTGGCGTTCGACTCACAAACTGATCGGGGCGCGTGTTTCATGGTCTTGCCCGGGGAGCGATCCCCGGGATTTTTCGGAGAAAAATCGTGGGCCTGGAAAGTTTGTCGAAAATGTCGGACGAGGAATACAAGCGGCTGTCGCCGCAAGACCTGATGGCGTACAACCGTCAGATGCCCGAAACGGATTACAGCAAACCCTACCTTCACAAAGCGTATCCGAAGGCAAAGTATCAGCTCCGCGAGCTGCCCGGCGGCGTGCGCCGTCTCGTCTCCGTCGAAGTGGCGAGCGCCGAAGCCGAAGCGAAGCTCGTCGGCGATTGGCGCGACAATCCTACGGCGTGGGGAATTGTCACGCATCCCGAATCCGATCCGGTTGCGCGCGAGACGGGCTATTCGTTCGACGTGAACGATCCGATCGCGCCGCAAGTCGCGCACACGCCGCAGCCTGACGGCGTTCCGCCGGGCACGGGCGAGCCCGCGCCGAACGATGATCCCGACAACGCGCCAGTGCGCGAGCCGGGCGACGATGACGAGGGCAGCGGTGCTACCGCTCGGCCCGCGCGTCGCCGTTAAGCGTGGCATTGGCGAACGTGTACGTCCGTCCGGTATTGTCATTCCGGCGCCCGATACGCGCGACTCGTTTTGCGGGGAAATTCTCTCCGTAGGCAGTGCGCATCGCGTTCGCAACAAGCGCTTGCCGCTTGAAGTCAAGGCGGGGCAGCGCATCGTCTATTCGTCGCGCGTCGACTCGTTTCAAGTGGGCGACGATGATGTAGATATCGTCGACGAAAATTCCATCATCGGAGTTATCGAATGACGACAGCGACGACAACTGCCGGCGAAATTATCACTGACGCATTCCTGTTCGCTGGCATCGGCGATCAGTACAACCCGCTCGACGGCACGACGGCCGCCGCAGCGCTGCGCAATTTGAACGATCTGATCGACAGCGTAAGTACCGAGGAAATGACAATCTTCGGCTACACCGAAGGCACGATCGCGCTCGCTGTCGGCGTCTCCCCGATTCTCGTCGGCCCGGCGCAAGGGCTCGGCGTTCGCCCCGCCAGCGTCGCGGCCGTCTCCATCGTCGACTCGGGCAGCGTCACGCATCCGGTCGCAATCATCGGCCCGCAACAGTACGCCGATATTGTGTATCTGCCGGCGCCTGGACGGCCCGAATCGCTGTACAACGACGGCGGCGCGCCCGTGTCGAATTGGTATCTGTGGCCGAAGCCGGCCTTTGTCGGAGACGTGCTGCACGTTTGGTACTGGTCGCAGATTCCGCAGTTTTCGGCGCCGACGAATTTGCTCGTCTCGCCGCCCGGGTATTCGCTGTTCCTGAAAACGTCACTCGGCGCGCTCGTCGCGGCGATGAACGGCCGCACGCTCACGCCCGACAATCAGAAGATCATGCGCACGGCGCGCAACAATGCGCGTCGCCTATCGAATCAGCCCAAAGTGTTGCACCTTGACGTGCCGATGCCGAGCGCGCCCTGGTTCAACATTTACACCGGAGGTCCGCTGTAATGCTGTCGAGCAATCTACCGTTTCGCCCGATTCAGGATATCGTCGTCTGTCGCAAGGATCACACCGAGCGATTGACGGCGGCCGGCTTGCTGATCCCGCACGTCAACGATCCAGACCGGCAGGAAAGCGACGAGCGCGACGTAGCCGAAGTGCTCGGCGCGGGCGAAGGCAAGCTCCTGGCCGATGGAAAGCGCCGGCCTATGAGCGTACACGTCGGCGATCGCATCATCTTCGGCCGCAACAAGGGCCAATCGATCCGGCTGAACGAGCTGGACTATTGCGTGTTGCGCGAGGAACACATTATCGGGCGCCTTACCGACGACGGCTTCGAACCGTTGAACGGCGTTATCGCCGCGCAGCCGATCCACGAGGAAAGGGAGCTTG